CTGTATTGGCGGATAAGATTGGTATGGGTATTAACCAACGTATTTCAGGTTCACGTAAATCTGATTCAAAATACGAAAACACATTGGTTATTGTAAACCAACCTTGGGTTGAATTACCTGACAATCCATTTGGTCAACCAAAGATTAAAGCAAAAGGTGGTGAAGCTATTTGGTTGAACTCATCTTTGGTATTCTTATTTGGTAATCAAAAAGGTGCGGGAACAAACAAGATTACAGCAACAAAAGACAAAAGAAGTGTTAAGTTTGCAATCAGAACAAAAGTATCCGTAATGAAAAATCACATCAATGGATTGGGTTATGAAGATGGAAAGATTATTGTGACACCACACGGGTTCTTGGCAGGTAAAGAAGCGGCTGAAGAGAAGGTTTCGATTGAAAACTACAAGAAAGAATATGCAGAATATTGGAAAGATATTCTTGGGGTTAGTTCAATTGATTTTGAACTGAAAGAAGAGAAGGAAGATTGAGTTATTGTTTCACCATTTAAATCACAAATGTGATTAAGACATTATTAGTAGACGGAGATAATTTATTTAAGATAGGATTCCACGGAGCAAAAGACGTGTTTAACGACGGAGCTCATGTGGGCGGAGTATTTCACTTTGTGAGTGTACTCCGCAAATTCCTTGACGAACACAACCATGATAGAGTTGTTGTGTTTTGGGATGGTGATTCTAATTCATCCATCAGAAAATCTATATACCCCCAGTATAAGGCGAACAGACGACAAGACGATATGAATGAATATAAGTACGAATCGTATTTGTATCAGAAGTCTCGAATCAAACAATATCTTGAGGAGATATTTGTAAGACAGGTTGAGATGCACGACAATGAGGCAGATGACTTAATTGCTTATTATTGTAAGATATCTAAAGACGAGAAGATTATCATTTTTTCTGCGGATAAAGACCTTACACAGCTTATCTCTGAACATGTGACAATCTATTCGCCTATCACAAAACAGTACTTTAAAAACGGAGACATGATATCTCTAAACAAAGTGGATATACCTCACTACAATGTATTGTTGACAAAGATATTCACGGGGGACAAATCAGACAATATTGAAGGAATACAGGGACTTGGAGAAAAAACATTAGTTAAGTTTTTCCCTCAGGTGCAGAAGAAACCTTGTACTATGGAAGAAATTTTAGATTGTGCTCGAAATCTTTTGCAGGACAAACCTTCAAAAACATTCACAAATCTTTTGACTGGTAAGACAAAATCAACTATACTTGGTGAAGAGTTTTATACAACAAACAAAAAGATAGTCGACCTTACAAACCCTTTAATCACTACCGATGGAAAAAAATTAGTTGAACAAATTTTGACTGACACTATAGACCCTACAGATAGGGGATATAAAAATTTAATGAGAATGATGGTGGAAGATGGACTTTTCAAATATCTACCAAAAAATGACGAGGCTTGGGTAAACTTCCTAACACCTTTTATGAAATTAACAAGAAAAGAAAAAAGAAACACAAAAAAAAATTAATTATGAAAGAACAAGACAGCACTAAAATAGAATTTTTATTAACATTAAACGATAACATCGTTGTTCAAAGATTCTTTAATGTCAGAGGGTATAACCCAAAGGCAAAAAATTCCGTAGACTTATACGACTTTATCTCACAATTTAAAAGAGAACTTGAGTATCACCTAAAAATGAAAACAGTAATTTATATGATGGACAATATGAATTTAATTATCAATGACCCGTCAATCATGGAAACCTCTCTTACTGAAGGTAGTGAACAATTTAATATTTATCTTAAAATTGGTGAACAGACAATTTGTCATAGATGTATTGATGGAAAAAAATTCCCACCAAAAGTTCGTTATACTGTTGACGTAAGACCATTTTTAAAAAACATGTTAAAAGAATTAACTGACATTTTTTCCGAACAAAAATTAAGTTTAGAATATTTGGGATTTGACTTAAACAAGTGAATATTTAATAAAACAGACGAGAGAAATATATCATATGAACAAAAACTTTGACTACTTAGGAAACACATTCCAAATACAACTTTTAAACCAACTTATTGTAAATAAAGAATTTTCAACATCAATTATGGATGTTATTGAAACGACATATTTTGATAACAAATACTTTAAGATTATCTTGCAAATGACCAAGGAGTATCACACCAAATACCAATCTACCCCTAATTTTGATACTCTCGAACAAATTGTAAAATCTGAGATTTCACAAGAATTGGTTGCAAAAATTGTTATCGACACTATTAAAAAAGTAAAAGATGCTCCGTTTGAGGGTACACAATTTGTTCAAGAAAAAGCGTTGAAGTTTTGTAAACAACAAGAACTACAAAAGGCGATGGACAAAGCCCAAAAAATTATTACTGAAGGTGACTTTGAATCTTATGACAAAGTTGAGAGTTTGGTTCGTGAGGCGTTACAGGTTGGGGAAAAAGATACTGGAACCCTTGATGTTTTTTCTAATCTTGAAACAGTACTTGATGAGGATTTTAGACATCCAATTCCATTAGGAATACCTGGTATTGACAGATTGCTTAAGGGCGGTCTTGCAAAGGGTGAGATTGGGGTTATCCTTGCACCGACAGGTGTTGGTAAAACTACCATCTTAACAAAGATTGCCAATACCGCGTTTAATCTTGGGTATAATGTTCTCCAAATTTTTTTTGAGGACAATCCAAAAATTATACAACGTAAGCATTTCACACTTTGGACTGGAATTGAACCTGATAATTTAGTAAAACACAAAGACGAGGTTATGTCTAAAATTACAGAAATTAAAGAAACCATGAAGAATGAGTTAATTATGAAAAAACTACCTTCAGATTCTATAACTATGAATCAGATTAAAAACCAAATCAGAAAAATGATTGCTGACGGAACAAAAATTGACTTGGTACTTTTAGATTATATTGATTGTATTGTACCGGAAAGTACAAGTAAGGACGAGTGGAAAGCTGAGGGTTCGGTTATGAGAGGTTTTGAGGCAATGTGTCACGAACTGTCATTAGTTGGATGGACGGCAACACAGGGTAACAGAAGTTCTATATCTTCTGAGGTTGTAACCAACGACCAAATGGGAGGTTCTATTAAGAAAGCACAAGTTGGACACGTTATCATTTCCGTGGCAAAAACTTTACAACAAAAAGAAATGAATTTGGCAACAATAGCAATTACCAAATCACGTATTGGTAAAGATGGGGTAGTGTTTGAGAACTGTAAGTTCAACAACGAACTACTTGAAATTGATACAGAATCATCTGTAACGTTCTTAGGTTTTGGAGAACAACAAGAAGAAAGAAAAAGAGACAGAGTTAAAGAACTGTTGGACAAAAGAAAACAAAGAGAACAAGAACAAAAATCTTAAAAAAACAATTATGGAAAAAATATTAATGGAGAACCCTAATAGGTTTGTTATCTTCCCAATCCAGCACAATGATATTTGGGAGTACTACAAAATGCACCAAGCTGCTTTGTGGACAGCTGAAGAAATTGATTTAACTAATGACATCAGAGATTGGAATAATCTATCTGAAAATGAGCAATATTTTGTTAAGAATATTTTATCGTTCTTTGCGGCTTCTGATGGTATTGTTAATGAAAATTTGGCGGAAAACTTTTATCGTGAGGTACAATATCCCGAAGCAAAATTCTTTTATGGGTTTCAACTTATGATGGAGAACATTCATAGTTTGATGTATTCACTTCTTATTGATACATACATTTCAAATGAAGAAGAAAAAAATCTATGTTTCACGGCTTTGGATAATTTACCGGCAGTTCAAAAAAAGGCTAAATGGGCTTTGGATTGGATTGAAAAATCATCTTTCCAAGAAAGATTGGTTGCCTTTGCAGCAGTTGAAGGTATTTTCTTTTCAGGTTCATTCTGTTCAGTTTTTTGGTTAAAATCAAGAGGTATCCTACAAGGATTGTGTAATGCTAATTCATTAATCTTTAAAGATGAAAATTTACATTGTGACTTTGCAATTCACCTATTAAACAATCACATTGAAAATAAACCAAGTGAAAAAAAAATCAGAGAGATTTTATTATCGGCATTAGAAATTGAGAAAGAATTTATTACTGAGTCATTACCAGTATCTTTAATTGGAATGAACTCAAACTTAATGAAACAATATCTTGAGTTTGTCGTTGATGGGTTATTGGTTAAGCTAGGATGTAAAAAGGAGTTTAATGTTGAACAACCATTT